CTATCAACAATGTAAGAAACGTGGTTATGTTCTTATTGAACAAAAATAACTACGGATATATCTCTCCTGAAGAGTTTAATACCTACTGCAATTTAGCACAATTAGATATGTTTGAGAACTTGTTTTTTCAATATAATCAATGGCTTGCTAAACAGAATAAACGTATGACAGAAACAGAATACGCAAATATTCCTAAAAACATTCGTGAGCAAATTGATATGTTTGCTACTTATACTACTGAAGCAAATTTTGTGTATGACGAAGCTAATGATGTTTGGAGTTATACCGGAAGTGATTTGTATAGAGTAGAAAACATTTCATTAGTAAATGCTCAAGATAAAAAAATAGATATTGAAGAGGTAAATAAATCAGAGTTGAATAGGCTTAAAAATGGTAATTTGATTAGTTTGACTTATCCTGCTTATGAAAAAATCGGTGAAAGTTTTCGTATTCATCCTACATTAGATAATGATTATTACCCTGAACTATTCTTTTTAAGAACACCAAAAGCTCCAAAATGGACTTATGTAAATGTAAGTGGTAATCCGGTTTATAATGCTTCGGCTACCGATAAACAAGATATTGAATTACATATTAGTCAATACGCACCATTTGTAATGAAAGTTTTATCATATACGGGTTTAGCAGTTCGCGAAGAACAAGTAGAAGCAGCAACAAACAACGAAGAAGTAAAAATCGCTCAAAAACAGAGCTAAAACATAAGATATGAGCAGTCAGAATCCTCAAATTTATTATGAAGCAGAAGAGAATCATGGTAATTACGTTTATATCTCTTTAGAAGATATTGTAAACAACTTTTGGCAAAACCAAACAGGTGATGGAACAGTTTTAGGACCTACTAAAAGACATCAAATTTTGTATTGGGCTAAAAAAGGTTTGCAACAATTTAACTTTGATGTTTTAAAAGAAGTCAAAGCTGTTGAATTAGAACTTAATGAAACTCTCGATATTATTCTACCTCCTGATTACGTTTCTTACGTTAGAATTTCTTGGGTAAATCCAGAAACAGGAGATTTGATGCCAATGATTAAAAACACAAAATTACCTTTGGCTACTGCTTATTTACAAGATAACGATGCGAATATTTTATTTGATGACGAAGGAAATATTTTAGAAGGAAGTACGTTTTTTTCAGAAAAGCAAGATAACAAACCAAATTCTATCAATGTTTTACCTTGTGCTACTTCTTGTAATGGATGCGGACACTATGAGGGAGGAGTTTGTGGATTAGGTATGTATTCTTTAGACACTACTCGAAACAACAACGGAAATTTCAACATCGATACACGAAAAGGTAAAATTCATTTCAGTTCAGATAATTTGACAAGAGTTATTATGTTGGAATATATTTCTGATGGATTAGAATATTCAGAAGAAAACGATATTAAGGTAAATAAAATGGCTGAAATGGCTTTATATGCTTGGATTAATTGGAATCTACTAAGCAACAAGATAAATGTTCAAGAGTACATTGTTAGAAGAGCTAAAAAAGACTATGATACCGCATTAAGAAACGCTAAAATTAAACTTATGGATTTAAGATTACATGAGTTAGTTTTCAATATCAATGGTGTTAAAAAATGGTTTAAATAAGTAAGATATGACCAAAATCAAGAATATATTTGTTAAAGGTGTTGTAGATAAGGACACAGATGAGCGCCTTACGTCACCTGAAGTTTTAGTTGATAGCGAAAATTTTTTAGTACACATAACTGATTCTAATTCTGGAGGTGTAGGAAAGAACGTTCCTGGGAACGTAAAAAAAACAAACTACAATATTGCCGGAGCAAAAACTATCGGAACTAGCAAAGATGAAAGTAAGGAAAAAGTATATAACTTCATCAAAGGAACAACGCACGATTACATTATTGAATACGATATTACTACAAATACTTCTGAAATAGTTTTACAAGATGTTACCGGAGGTGTGTTGAATTTTATCGATGGTGAAAGAATAACAAATGTAAATATTATTTCAACAGGCGAACCAGATGGTGATTTGATTGCATGGTCAGGAGATAGTAATCCACCTAGAATTGTAAATATCGCTAGAGCTAAAACTTGGGGTATTGGCGGTTTCACAGAAGACCAAATTTCAGTAATGAAGCCTGCTCCTGTATTTGCACCTGTAATAACTCTTCAATCAACTATCAATACGGAACGAACTAATTTTTTAGAAGATAAATTTTTACAATTTGCTTATAGATATAAGTACGAAGATGGTTATTATTCAGCAATATCTTCTTGGAGTCAAGTTGCATTTCTACCATCTTCATTTGCATTAGATTATCAAACCTATGAAAACTTAGGAATGGTTAATTTAGCAAATACAGTTAACATAAGTTTTAATTGCGGAGATATAAACGTAATAGGTATTGATTTATTATTTAAGGAAAGTGAAAGTTCTACTGTATATATTATAGATAAGTTAATAAAGATAGAAGAAGGATGGAATATACCTAATCAATCAATTACATACAACTTCTATGGGAATAAAATATATGGTGTATTAGAAGAATCACAATACTTTAGAAATTTTGATAACGTTCCGTTAAAGGCAAAAGCACAATCTGTAATTGGGAATAGATTAGTTTATGGTAATATTACAGAAGGAAGAGATATATCTGAACCTGTGAAATTAAATGTAGATTATTCATCATCATCATTAGTTATAGATGAAAAAGAAGGTACTGTATCTGATGTTATAAAAGAAACAACATATTCAAATGTAGTTGACTTTGAATGGGGAACGGAAGAAGGTGGTTCTACACCTGTAGATGAAATGGATTACGAAACTAATACAATTATTATAGACAGAACAACAGATTTTCCTTCTGCAACAAATATAGATTTAAGATTAAAAGTTTCTCCAAAAGGTATTTATTTTGGCTCAACGTATTCAGTATATGTAAAAGATGGTAGTACTACATTGTTTTCTACAACAGGTCTTTCTGGAGAAGAGAATATAACATACACTATGGCTATTTCTTCAGGAACAATATACAATTTAAAGTTATATGTTGTATCTGATGATGGAATGATTTATGATTTAGATTTGGAATATAATGCTTATTTTGGTACATATTTTGCTAAAATATATATATCAAAATATAAATATTATGCATACGACCAATTGTGCTATCCTAAAGATGGAGGATATGACTCAACGTTAGTAGGTGATACAGTTATAGATTATTCAGCGTCATTTGATTTTACCAACTTTGAGTTTGTAGCTGGAACACAAATACGTTTTGATTTTGAATTGCAATCTTCTTTGGTATATGAAGTTCAACCTGCATTTACATATTTCTATAACCTAACAGATTCTTATACTGACTTAAATGACTTTATGACAAACTCTGGATTTGTTCTTGATTTTGAAGGAGTTTTTTCTACTTCTTTTTATTCTGGGGATAATATAAAGGCTAGTAATGCTGGAAATTTTGTTAACGCTGTTCCATTTAAAGCTACTTATTCTGGAAATATACTTACTATAACATCTATTTATGTTCAGTATCTTGTAACAGAAGATAGTACTTGGGAAGAAAATAAAGATGATTTTTATTTAATAAAATCATTAAACTTTGGTCTTTATAGTGAAGATGCTTTTGCAAGTATGCACTCGAATAGAAACTACACTTGCGATATAATATATTTAGATGACAAAGGAAGAAAAACCACAGTTATAAGTGGTGGAGAAACATCTGTTTACATTCCAGCGTCAGAAAGCGAGAGAGTTAACTCATTAAGAGTTACCACAGTTAGTAATCCACCTTCTTGGGCTAAGTATTATAAATTTGCTATAAAGGAAACAAAGAGAGAGTATGACACAATATATGGAAATGTTGTTTATGAAGATGGTATTTATAGATGGATACAATTAGTTGGGGAAAACAAAAACAAAATAAAAGAAGGTGATGTACTAGAATTAAAATCAGATTACTCAGGACCTACAGAAATACCAATACAAATAAAAGTGTTGGAGGTAGCTACTCAACTAAAAGACTTTTTGCCAGACAATGAAACATCTGGAGGAGATCCTATTCTTGAGTCAAGTGGTTTTTACTTTAAGATAAAACAAGGAGCTTTCAATATAAATATAGATGGAGATACATTTGTAACGTACGAAGGATTTAGAAGTCAAAGATATATGAGAGGAGATAAAGTTTATACTGCTCCTTTGTTTGGTGAGTTTGATAATTCTACAGTTCCTGTTTTTGTACCTACTCCAGTTAAGAATGGTAGTCAAATAAGATTCTTTGTTAGGATGTATATGTTTAAAAACGGAGCGTTTGACCAACAAGTTGAGATAGTAAAATTTGCAGAAGATGATTATGATTCTATTAGAGAATGGTGGGAAGCTGAAATAGCTGATAATCAAGCTTGGTTAAACTTTGCAGAAGATAGACTTCAGGATTTTGGATGGGATGAAAATAAAAGATTTTATGTTGCATCTAATAGAGATGGTACAAAAAGAAGTAATGTTCGTTTAAATGTGGTATTTGATGTTCAATTTTCATCTGGAACTTTAATATTTGAAAACTACAAAGAAGAACAATTAAACGCACCTTATTTTGAAAGTGTTGAAACATATAATGTTGTTGGAGGAAATCATTTTTCTGGAAATGCATTAGCACCAAATGTACATATATTAAATAAAACATTTAACTGCTTCACTTTTGGAAATGGTTGTGAAAGTAATACTATTAAGGATTCGTTTAATGGGAAAAGATTTTATATAAATTCAAATCCTACATCTATAACAGAAGACATCTATAGACAAGTAAACAGATATGCAGATTTAACATATTCTGGAGTTTTTAATGCAAACTCAAACGTAAATAGACTAAACGAGTTTAATTTATCTTTAGCAAATTATAAAGACGACATTGAAAAAGTATATGGTCCTATTATAAAGATAAAAGGACAAGAAACTAATTTAGAAGTTTACCAAGAAGATAAATGTAGTGTGGTATTTTATGGAAAAGATTTACTTTATAATGCTGATGGCACAAGTAACCTTTCAAGAATAGAGGATGTTTTAGGACAACAGAAAACTGATGGCGGTGAATATGGAATTTCTCAACATCCTGATAGTTTTGATAAATTTGGGTTCAATAGTTTCTTTACTGATGTAAAACGTGGTGTAGTGCTTAAAAAGAACTACAATAACGGATTATTTGAAACTTCAAGTCAATTAATGAGAAGTTATTTCAAGAAATTATTTAGAAACAATACTATTAATCACATAAACGGAAAATACGACCAATACAACGATTATTATATCTTAAACATTCAGTATAATGACACAGAATATGTTACTTGGGTTTATTCCGATAGAGATAATGGTTGGTTAGGTAGATTAAAATTTAATCCAGAAGATATGATTAGAATTAATAATCATTTCATTTCTTTCAAAAATGGTGAAATTTACTTGCACAACCAAGAAAACATTCGAAATACTTTTTACGGAGTTGAAAGTCCAAGTGAGTTTTCGTTTTATTTCAGTCAGGAGCCGAGTACAAGAAAGAATTTCAAGAATATTGAAATAGAAGGAAGTACCGCTGTTGATGTAGAATTGATTACCGATTTAAACAAAGGCTATATTAATAGTGCTGATTTCGAGAAAAAAGAAGGTGTTTTTTATGCTTATATCAGAAACTCAAACGATGAAATAGACTCTTCATTATTAAGTTGTCAAGGTATTGGAAATTGCACTATTTCAGGTCTTACTTTAAACTTTGACTTCGATTTAGATAGTATTGTTTCAGTTGGCGACCAAGTACGAAATTCAGATTTAGAATTAGTCGGAACTATTGTTTCAAAAACCGCGAATAGTTTAACACTAAATGCAGTAGCGAATATTGTTTCAGGAGATTTCGTTATTTGTTCTAAACCACAAAGTATAGCGAATAACGATTTACTAGGGTACTATATGAAAGTAACTTGCAGATTTTCAAGTAATACATACCAAGAGATTTTTGCAATTAATAGCGAAGTATCTAAAAGTTTTTCATAAATTTGTTACAAATAAATAAACATGGCATTTTTAGTTAAAAGACATAGTAAGTCGGAATTTTATGAAACGTTCTCAAAATGGTTATTTAATCATAACTTTCCGATTATAAACGAAATACTTTTACCTGAAAATGTTTTTGTTGTTTATAACGAAGATATTCCGGTTTATTGTATGTGGTTTTATTTTACTGATTCAAAATTAGCGTGGTTAGCGTTTCCTTGCAGTAACAATAATATTCCATATAAAAAAAGAGATGGAGGTCTTAGATTTTTATTAAATCATATTGAAAATTACGCTAAGAAAAAAGGTATAAAGATGCTTTTTACAACTTCAAATACAGAATCAGTTGTAAAAGTTTTAACAACTTCTGATTTTTCAGAAGGTGATTTAAAAGTCACACAATATTTCAAAAGATTATAATTATGGGAGCAGGTATAGCAGGAGGTATGTCGGTTGTAGGTGGAGCTTACAATATGATTCAAGGAGCAAAACAACGTAAAGATGCAAAAAACGCACTTGACAATTACAAACGTCAAGAGTTAAAAAATGTTGCTGAAGATTTACAAGTATCTACTTTAGGTGCAGATAGGCAAAGAGAAGAGCAAGCTAGATTGTCTGCTACTCAAATTGATGCTTTACAAGGAGCAGGAACAAGAGGTATTATTGGTGGTTTAGGAAGAGTTGAAGCAGGAAATAAAGCTGTTAATGCTGATATTGCAGCAAATCTTGATGAGCAACAAAAACAAATTGACGCAATGAAAGCCGAAGATGATGCTCGTATTAGAGGTATTCAAGAAAATCGTGAGATTGGTGATATTAACGCTTTAAGTTCTCAATACAATGCAGGAAATGAAGGTTTTCAACAAGGGATTGGTCAAGTTATAGGTGGTGCTGGAGCTATTGCCAATCAATTTGGGAAAAGCAAAATAGATGAACCACCTATACCTCCAAAAGATAATATAAATTTAAGTGTTTCATCAACCCCAAACAACGAATTAAGTACAGGTCAAATGACAAAAACAGGTGGAAGCGGTTTAGGTGCTACAAACCAACCTATTGATGATTTCGGAAACAAAATAAATACTAACACAAGTAATACTGCATTGCCAAGAAGAAAAAAATTCGGATTGGGTTATACGGAGAATTACGATGGAACTTTAAACATTCAGTAATATGTCAGCAATAGGTCGTATTGGAAGTTTTGCCACAACA